CCAAACCTTGGCTCGGCTGATGTTGCCTACGATCAGGGTTTCTTCACGCAATCCTTTGGCGGCCTGAATACCTACTTCAGCAAGCTCACAGCACTGTTCTCAGCGTTGTTCGGCAGGCGTGGTGGCAAGTGGATCAACAGTCCCTATGGCGCGTTTCAGGATGGCACAGATCAAGTGGCGGCCAATACGACAACGGCGTATGCCATCACATTTGACACCACCGACTTCAGCAATGGCGTTACCTTATCGAATTCGTCAAGGCTGAATGTGGCGCAGGCTGGAATCTACAACTTGCAATTCAGCATTCAATTTAAGAACACCACCAATGACGGCCAAGATGTGGATGTCTGGTTTCGCAAAAACGGCACAAACATTGACAATTCAAACAGCAGATTTCATCCTCCAGCAAGAAAAAGTGCTGGCGACCCATCTCACTTAATTGCTGCGCTGAACTTCTTTGTTAATTTGGCGGCCAATGACTATGTAGAGATCATGTGGCAAACAACGAATGTTGGTGTCAGCATTGAGCATTTTGCAGCCAGCAGCACACCCACTAGACCGGCAGTGCCATCAGTCATTGCCACCTTGTCATTCGTGTCCAATCTGTCAGTAGAAACAGCATAATTCAGCCATGGCACTCATTCCACTCAAAATCCCTGCTGGCGTGTACCGCAACGGCACAGAGTATCAGTCTGCCGGACGCTGGTATGACGCAAATCTGGTCAGATGGTACGAAAACACACTGCGTCCCATTGGCGGCTGGCGTAAGAAGTCAGCCACCGCGCTGACCGGTTTGTGCCGTGGCATCTTGACTTGGCGTACCAATTCCGGTGCGCGTTACATTGCCGCTGGCACGCAGTCCAAGCTCTACGCCATGGACGAAAACAATGTCATCAAAGAGATCACGCCAACAGGTATTGCGTCTGGCCGTGCTGATGCCGTCAGCGGCACAGGCTATGGGTACAACACTTATGGCTCATTCGCCTATGGTGTAGCGCGTCCTGATGCCGGTGCTATTGCGCCAGCCACCACATGGAGTTTGGACACTTGGGGCGAGTATCTGGTGGCGTGCGCCGACACCGATGGCAAGCTCTATGAGTGGCAGTTGGGATTCACAACGCCAACCTTGGCGGTTGCCATCACCAACGCGCCAACCGGCTGCGCTGCCTTGCTGTCCACTGCCGAGCGATTCCTGTTTGCTTTGGGTGCGTCCAGCAATCCGCGTCTGGTCAAGTGGTCAGATCAAGAGGACAACACAACATGGACGGCGGCAGCCACCAATCAGGCCGGTGACTTTGAACTGAACACTGTTGGCGCTCTGAAGTGTGGAAAGCGCGTCAGAGGCATCAATCTGCTGTTCACTGATGTCGATGTCCACACCGCGACTTATGTCGGCCTACCCTATGTGTACAGCTTTGAGCGTGCCGGTTCAGGCTGTGGCGTGATTTCATCTCAGTCTGTGGCGGCCATCGACTCTGCCGCCATGTGGATGTCTCGATCAGGATTCTGGACATTTGACGGATATGTCAAGCCAATGGCTTGCGATGTCTCTGACTATGTGTTCAGCAACATGAACTACAACCAAGCGTCAAAGGTCTACGCTGTCCACAACAGCAAATATGGCGAGGTCTGGTGGTTCTACCCATCAAGCGCAAGCAATGAAATCGATTCATATGTGATCTACAACTACCGCGAAAGCCACTGGAATATTGGCACTTTGGCGCGTACTGCTGGTGTTGACCGTGGTGTGTATCTCAACCCCATCATGGTTGACCCATCAGGCTACATCTACGAGCACGAGGTTGGCTTTGGCTATGACGGTGGCTCTGTCTATGCCGAGTCTGGACCATACGAGATTGGCGTGGGAGAGAACATCATGTCGGTGCGTCAAGTCATTCCTGACGAGCAGACGCTGGGCGAGGTGCAGATCAGCTTCAAGTCTCGGATGTATCCGACATCGACAGAAACGACACACGGCCCATATTCAGCGTCACAGCCCACAGATGCGCGGTTCTCCGGCCGTCAGGTCAAGATTCGCTACACAGGCGCTGTGCTGCAAGATTGGCGCGTTGGCGTGACCAGAGTCGATGCGGTGGCGGCAGGTAAGCGTTGATTGATTGGGAAGAGTTTGGGAGACTGCGCCATCATGTGGCTGCGGCACTAGAATACTCTGGAGGCAGTCACAGTGTTGAGGATATTGCTGAAGGCATCAGACAAGGCCATTTCCAGTTTTGGCCTGCTCTTGATTCAGTAATAGTGACAGAGATCATTGTCTACCCGCAGTTAAAGGATTTGCACTTCTTCCTTGCTGGCGGCGACCTAGATGAACTCCGATTGATGCAACCTATCATCGAATCGTGGGGGAAGAGTGAAGGTTGCAGCCGAGTGTCTCTCGCTGGCCGTAAGGGTTGGGAGAGATCATTTTTAAGAGACAGGGGATACGAGCCAAAGTGGTTCGTAATGTGCAAAGACTTGTGAGGTGACTTATGTCTAAGGGTGGAAGAAATCAAACGGTAACGCAAACAAACAAAATTGATCCAGAGGCGCGTGCGGCTTATTTGTCGAACTTAGATTTAGCGCGTTCTACCGCTGGCGGTCTTGGTGTTCAGCAATATGCTGGATTTGATCCGCGATATGAGGCTGGTGAAGCTGCTTTGTACGAGGCCAGCATGAAACCCTTTGGCGCTGAAGATATTCAAGCGTTCCAAAACCCATACGAGAATCAAGTCGTTCAGCAGTCTTTGCAAGACATTGAGCAATCTAGACAAATGGCGGCTTTGCGGGACGCACAGCAAGCTACTGCCGCCAAAGCCTTTGGCGGTTCACGCGCTGGCGTACAAGGCGCACTGACAAACGAGGCGGCATTGCGAGAAGCATCACGCACAGCATCTGGTTTGCGCTCTGCCGGTTATGGACAATCTGCACAGTTGGCAGCGGCAGCGCGCCAAATGAATATGCAGGGCTATCAAAACGCCATGAATCTTGGATTGACTAGACAGCAATACGCACAGATGAAGATGGATGCAGAGCGCAATCTTCCTTTGCAGCGTCTTGCGATTCAACAATCTGCTATGAGCGCACAGCCTGCAAATCTTGGATCGACATCAACATCAACTCAGCCGATGCAGCGTAATATTGGGTCTGGCATCTTAGGTGGTGCATTGGCAGGTGCATCACTTGCTGGAATGCCTGGCATGGCCGCCCTTGGACCATGGGGCGCACTTGGCGGTGCTGCACTTGGAGGCTTATTAGCATGAACTACCTAAACAACTTTTTTGGCGGTGGCAATGCCGCAGGTGGTATTCGTAAACCTGAGATGGGCGCTGGCATGGATTTTTATGGTGGTCAGCCGCCAAGCATGAATCTTGGCATGAGTCCATCGTCAATACCAACAAATGCATTTGCTGATCCAGCAACCGGCACAGGCCTTAAAGCACCATCATCGTTTGGGCAGATGCCTGCTGGCGGCATGAATATGCAAACTGCACTTGGCGCAATGCAATTATTGGGTGGGCTTATGGGTGGACAACAACAGCCGCAACCAGCGCCAATGCAGCCAGTGCAGTTGCCTATGGGCAGCAATCAGAGCTATGAAGATTTGATGAAGATGTACGGTGTACGCAGTGGCGGCTTACTTGGATGAGGTGAAAAATGACTGATGAAGAATTGCAACAGATGTTTGCTGAAACCGCAAGGATTAGAGAACTTGCTAATCCAGCGGCAGTGCCTTATTCCGACTTCCAAGTACCAACATCAAATGCTGCACCATCATCATTTGGATCAAACCTTGGCGGCTTACTGTTTGGCGGTGCTGACTCAGGCATGAATGAGTATTTGAGCAGAGATCAGCAAAAGGCTATGCAGAATCAGGCGCTGATGAGCGCCGCCATGTCGCTGCTCAAGAACAGCGGATGGACTACGCAACCTGTTTCCTTTGGTCAGGCACTTGGTAGCGCGTATGAGGCTGGCACTGCCGGTTATCAAGGCGCACAAAAGAATGCTATCGAGCAATTGATGACCAAGCAGAAGCTGGATGAGTACAAGCGAAAACAACAATTGCAACAAATGTTGACGCGGAATCTTATTGGAGATCAAGCACCGCCAGCCGTTGCAGCAGAGCCTCAAACAGCGTTTCCGAGGGTTGGCGAAACCATCAGCCCACTCCAATAGG